CTATCGTGAAACGAGAGTATTTAGGGGAAGATTGTTTTGGTGGTGAGGGCGTAGTGTTCCCCTTTTGGTCGAAAACGAAGCATGTTCGTTCTCATTCTGTTATTATGTCCTACCTTGAGAGGGATAAGAAAAAATTAAAATGGGTGTGCTTTTCAGATCCAGGAAGCTCGACTTGCTTTGCTGTGCTTTTCGCCGCTTATAACCCATATACTAGCCAGATATTCCTATTAGATGAAATTTATGAGACTGACCGAAAGGGGACCGAGCCCCTTAGGATGTGGAACCGCATTCAGGTTAAACAGCAAGAACTTTTTGATGGTAAGTGGTTTAATGGGTATGATTCCGCTGAAGCCTGGTGGAAAGAACTCGTGCAACAAAACTTTGGTATAGGGATGATCCCCTCAGCTAAAACTAAGCGCTTGATCGACGACGATATTGCCCTGATGAAGAGTATGATGGCTGGAGAGGATTGTTTGTTCGTTTCTGAGCGTTGCGTTAAGTTTGCTTGGGAGGTAGAGAACTTCATTACTGATGATAAGGGTAATTATATGAATGGGCGCGATCACTTATTAGATTGCGTGAGGTATATACTTAGATTTGTAAATTATAGGTTTGTAGAAAAAGTATATCGAGATAAGTTAGAACGTAATCAAGGGGGGTATACAAGCTCGGACCCCTTTGTCCATAATAAATCGAATTTAAAGGATTGGGCTGATGATATAATGTCTTCAGTCGATAATGCTCCACCATGGGATACCATATTTCAATAGTTATCGTTGCTTTAATGGTTGTGGTTTCCCATTTCTCTCTAAGTAGGAGGAAGCGCATTATTATTGAGCAAAAGACGATTTCTACTAATCACGAAATGAAGCGACTAGAAGGACGTTTTAATAAGTGCTTAATTGCTAGTAAGATAGCAGAGAAAATGGCAAGCAGGGCGTTCGCTTTGGCTAGTTCGTCTAATGTTGGGGTTGGGATTTTATCTAAAGCTTTAATTAGTAGGCCACGGATTTTGACTAAAGCCCAGGCTGTTAAGGATGAAGTAGCAAAAAAGAATCTAAGTGAGGTATTCGGCGAAAGTGAAGCGGAATGGCTAAAGCCCCTTCTTAGTGATGATGAAATAGATCTACTAGAGGAAGCCAATAGACAGGCTAAAAAATCAAAGCAAAATGGAATTATAGCATGAGTTCTGCGACTTCATTATCTAGATCCCCCTTTGATGATTTTGAGTTTACTGATAAGACTTTTCGTCCCCTTTGGACCCTTCCGGACTTTACAGACGAAGGCGAGGTTCTTAAATGGGGGAATGAAACTGTGGCCGCGTGTGAGGATTATTACGGGCGATATTTTCAGATTCAACAAGATAATTTAATGCTTTTTAGGGGCATGCATTGGCTACAACAGGATCGCTCCGCTAATAAATACCTCGATAAGCAAGGAATTTTAGCAAGAAGATCCCCTAGGATTGTTATCAATCATTTATATGATTTTGTTGAGCAATGGGTATCTAGAATTACTCGATATCGTCCAGCCGTGTCTATTTATCCAGCCTCAGGAGAGCAAAGCGACGCTGATGACGCTAAAATATCTAAAGATGTTCTAGATTACATTTGGTACGTTAACGGTATCGATAAACACCTTCAAGAGTTTATCAGACAAGTAAAGATATTTGGCGAAGCCTACCTATGGGTAACCTGGAATCCTAACAAAGGGGATCTGCATCCTGATTGGGTTGAGTCTCAAAAATTAGGTAAAAGAGTCCCAATTTTAGGCCCAGACGGCGAGCCTATTTTATCCTCTGATAACGATCCTTTGTTTATACAAAAGGCTATTAGGGTGGGAGATGTTGAATATAAGATCACCCCGCCTTGGCGAGTATTTGATCAACCTTGTCGAAGCCGCCAAGACATAGACTGGTCTATTACCTGGTCACCTCAAAACATTGACTACCTTAAGGCTAAATATCCAGAAAAGGCCGATAAGATTAAAAAAGACGATGAGACTAATATCTTTTCTAATTATTCTCTAGATATTGGAAAGCTCAAAAATGAGGCAATTGTTTATGAGTGCTATCATCGCTCTACCGAGTTCTTAGATAAGGGTAGATATTTAAAGTTCACCAAAACAGCGTTGCTTGAAAGCACAGATTTACCTTATCAGCACGGGAAGATCCCATATTTGTATTTGAATGATATCGAGGTCCCGGATCAGATTAGAGGGATGTCTTTCTTTCAACAGCTTTTCCCATTGCAACATCAAATTAACGCTTGTGCGTCCTTGGTTTATAAGGCTTTTGTTCTTTTAGCGCATCCTAAGATTGTAGCAGAAGAAGGTAGCGTTGACGTTAATCAGTTTGTTAATGATAACACGGTTATTTTTCATTCTGGTTCGGCACCTTCAATAATGACCCTTCCCCCGGTGGGGCAAGAGTTGTTTGCTTACATTAATAAGCTTGAGGCAACCTTAGAAAAATTAAGCGGTATATTTACGATGTCTAGGGGGCAAGCTCCTAGTGGGGTTAGGGCTGCTAAAGCTTTGAGAGTCTTAGAGGAGCAGGAGGACAAGCGCGCCTATGTTATGTCGGTTAAGTATAACGAGGTGGCTTTAGTAGAGAATGCTAAAATGAGCTTGTCTACTATGGGAAGTATGGCCGACGATTCAGATGGTAGGCTAGCTAGGATCTTGGGGAAGGATAACGAGTATAGAGTTAGACGGTTTAAGGCTGCTAATCTATCTAAGCCTTATGATGTTAGGATCGAGAATTCCACGGCGCTTTCTAAGTCTCCAGCAGCTAGAATTGAAGAGATTACAGAGTTAGCCCAAGTTAGGCTTGCCCCTGATTCTGCTATTACTCGCGGCCAATTTATTAACTTCCTCGATTTAACGGCAGATGATCAGTTCAAGGATGTTGCTACTAGAGCATCTAGATGTGCTATGTCTGAAAATGATGACATGGTTTCTGGGGCTCAAGTGGCAGCTCCTAGCCCAGACGAAGATCTGATCGTTCATTGGTTAATTCACATTCAAGCTGTACAGGGTAGGGATTTCAAGGAACAACTTGCCCCAGAAAAGAAGCAGTTAATAATGCAACACATCTACCAGACCGAGTACTGGATGTATAAGAAGGCGTTTGGAATTATTAGCCCAATTGGTCAACAGCTAACTATGCCAAACGTGGCATTTAGGGATCAATTGATGATGCAATGTCCAAACTGGCCTATTTACTTTCAAATCCCGGTCCCGTCGATGCCCCAACCCCAACAACCCGGAGGTGAGAGCTTCCCCCCACCAAACGAAATTAGCCCTAATGCTGGATCGGTCGAACCGGACCCAGTAGATCCGGGGGCCCCAATAGATCCAGGGGCTCCGGTGGGCGTTCCTGGTGTGGTGGCTCCTCCGCCTCCTAATCTAGGATAATTAATTATATGGATGAGTCTCTAAACGGTAATTCTACTAATCATACTTCTTCAGTTATTACCCCTTTAGCTAAGAAGACTACCGCTGATGATTTGCTCAATATGTATGAGCAAGAGGGTCAAGAAGAGTCTTCAGAAATAAATAAAGAAGCTGATAAACAGGCAAAGATTCAGCGAGAAGTTCCTAAAAAGATTCTAGCTGATAAATTAGTTAAGAATTTAGAAAAGGCTGAAGAATCTTTAATCTCTAGTGATGAGACTCCTCTAGGGGAGCAGGTAGAGGAACCTACACAATCCGAGATTAAGGCGTTCAAAGCTAAGCATGGTGATATTGAGTTAGATATTCCAGAAGAGGCCGTTATCCCAGTCAAAGTTAACAACAAGGATGTATCCTTGAAAGTTAAAGATGCCGTTGCCGCATTTGTTCGGCAAGATGAGTTTAACCGCAATATGGACCGCAGGGTTAGTACTGTAACTCAAAAAGAGAGACGCTTAGAGCAAGAATTAGGATCTATAAAAGAAAAAGCGGAGTCCGTTGTTAAGCTTGCCGCGCAAGGAGACTTTTTCCCCGGCGTGAGGGCACTTGCCAAAATGGCAGGAATAACCTCAAACTCAGATGTAGTAGAGCTCGAAAGGGCGATGTTAGACAACTTGGAGGATCTCCGAAAAGTTTGGTCTGATATGAACCCGGAGCAAAGAAACGCCCATTTAGCTAATAGACGAGCTGAAGAGGCGCAAAAAGAACTTGAGAATGAACGCGCTAAGATTAGAAAAGTTGATGATGAATCTCAACTCATGTCTAAGATTCAGCAGGTAACTTCTCAAGCTGGAATAGATGAGGCCGCGTTTTGGGGCTCATTTAAAGAGTTGGTAGATAACGCAGTAGGGGAAGGAAAATTATTTTCTGACCCTAGAGAAATAACGCCTGAACATGTTGTTAACTTTCATAGACAGGTGGAGACGGTAACAAAAGTTGATCAAGCTCTACGGATGGTAGAGCCGGAGTTAATTAATCAGCCTATAGCTGATGAAGTTATAAAGTTGGTTTTGGCTAGCGATGAAGACATGAGCGCGGAAGATATAGCGCAAGTTGTCAGAGAAGCTAGAAACGCTCCAAGTAGTACGGTTGAGAACTTAAATCGCAAAGTTGAGCAAGCGAATTCGAAAGGATTACGCACTCAGCTCAAGCAAGTCAGCTCGACCCAAAAAGCAGAATCAAAGCAATTAGACGAAGAAATGTACGAACATTTTTTCGGTCGAAGATCCCTAAGTCCTAGATAGGGCTGTAAATTAAGGCTTTTTTGGGTAGAAAAAAATGGCAAATTATAATTTAACAACGGCTACCGGTGTATTTAAAACAAAATACATCCGCATGAGCCGCGATATGTTCAACAGTGAGAACGTTGTTCTTGCTAAAATTAAACGCAACGATATGTTTGTCGGTGATCAAGCTTTGATCTCCGTTCCTGTGTCGTTTGGTGGTGGTCGTGGCTCTGGTGTTATTCCGCGCGCAAACGCAACGAATTACCAAAAGATGCTTATCACTGCAAAGAAGACCTATGCATTGATCGAAATCGATAACGAAGCGATCAAGGCATCTGAAACAGACGAGGGCGCATTTGTTCGCTTGTCTAAGGAGCCTGTAAAGCGTGGTGTTCAGTCGTGGCAGGGAAACGCTAGTAGAATACTTTTTAATGATTCTATTACCTCGAATGGTAATGGTCGTTTGGGAACTTTCTCCGGCAGTCAAAGTCTAATCTCGACCGATGTATACGACGTAGTTATTGAAACTACTACATGGAAGCTTGCTAACTTCGAGCCTAAGGATTACGTCAATGTTAACACAAGCTCGGCTGAGTTTGAAGTTATTGCCGTAACCCCATCAACTCGAACAGTTCGCTTGCAGCAGCGTAATGGGCCAACTCTAAATCTCTCAACGATTGGAGCGGGTACACATAGCGTTTATATGCAAAATAGTCGCAACAATGATCCTACTGGATTACGTGGCGCGCTGTTAGCTACTAGCTCAACTTTATACAACATCACCGTTGGTTATCGCTGGCAGTCGCCTTCGCAGATAGCCGCTGCTGGTGCTGGTATTACTGCTGATTTAATGAATCAGCAGAATCTAGACGTTAAGTATAGCTTTGGTGAAAATGCTGACATGATGGTTACTAGCTTTGTTCAATACCGAAAGATATTGAATCAGTTAGAAGATCAGAAGCGTTACATGGTTGTCGAGTCTCGTAATTCAGGCCCTAAGGGAAAGTTTTCTTTCCAGGCTCTTGAGTTCATGGCTGACACTGGCCCGCTCCCGATCATTGCTGAGAGATTTGTAGAAGATGATACCTTCTACACACTCAATAGTGACTTCATTGAAATGCATGCCCGCCCAGATGCTGGTTGGGTTGAAGATCCAACAGCTAACGGTTCAATCTTCAGATTGAGCCCAACTGATGACACATGGCAGGCTCGCTATGCTGTGTATTTTGAATTCGGAATTATGCCGTCAGCGCACGGAATAATCACCGGACTCAGCACAACATAATAAACGGTTAGGGAGGGGGCTGAATGCTCCCTCCCTATATTGGAGGATCACATGTTTACAATTCAACAAGTTCGCGATGCCCTAATAGCACTACAAAATGATGTAGATGCCGCAAATGCAAGAATGGATTTAATTGTTACTCTAGTTGCTAATCTCCGCGCTGGCGGGGGTGCGTCTCAAGCTGATGTTGATGAGATGAAGGCAAGAGTAGATGCAATTAGCCTAGTAGTTGCTGACGTGCTGAATAAGCAAGCCAGCGTTTTAGCATAAGGAGATTTAGTTATGTCATTAGATAAAATACAATCAAAGGTAGGGAATCTAGCGCTCTATCCAGAAGCAACAACCGGGGGTTTTCCTGGCCGCTTGTCTATCGGTGGAGAAGTTGGTTTTGCTGAAGGCTTAGCCGCTCAAACTGGCGGAGCTGCTGTTTTCTCGCCTACCCCTCGGTCTGGAACCCCTCCGACTTTGGCTAATGCTGGAACTATTACACACAATAACTCTGGTGTTGTTAAAACAACTAACGCCGGCGCGACTACTGGTAATATTCTACAGGTTGGATCCTATGATGGTCAGATGTTGATTTACATCAACCAAGGATCTGGATCTGTTACTATGGCCGCTGCTGGAACTTCAAACGTAGTACAAGGCACGGGCGCGATCGTTGTCGCTACTGGTGCGGCTGTATTTGTTTGGAATGCCAATGATAGCCGATGGTATGGAGTTGAGGGCGTTTAATTAAAATAGAGGGGGTGGCCTAAAAGCTACTCCCTCTATAATTGCTGATAGGTCGATATGTTAAAAGACGTTTACCACCGCCATCTAAAGCCAAGAATTCATGGGTTTCAAGCTACTGTTGCGGCTACTCCTTCAGCCAGTTTAGGCATTGGGAGCATGGACGCTACGGTCGCTAGAGCCTCTCAAGGGCTACCAACTATTACCCCAAGATATGCCTTTGCTAGGCGTCCGGTAATGGTCGGCTGTACAAATCAAGCTACAGCGGGGAATGGTAGTTATTTTGCCCCTGTTGCCTTGCCATCTGCCACTACGTTACAGGGGCGATTTTTAAACTCTGGCGGCGGTGTAGTTGATTCAACTGGAGACATTATCACTTTAGGGTGGGACTCATCGAGCACTGATAATTGTTTACAGCAGAGTCTAGTCGGATCAATTAGATCCCCTAGGATTATAGCCGCTAGGATCGACGGGACTAACGCTGTAACTTTGCAAGGAAATAAAGATATTCTTTCAGTTACTCGTAATACTACCGGAAGTTATACCGTGGTATTTAACCGAGCCTTTGGGAGAACCCCAACAATAGTGGTAACTGGGGAAGGAGCAGCCCCTAGGGTTGCTACTTATTCCGCTAAATCTCCTAGCCAGTGTACTATATTAACATATGATACCGCTGGGACTGCAGCTGATTGTATTTTTCACTTGGTAGCTTATGGGCAGGAAGGCAACGATGAGTTGGGGAGACTTAGACGACCAGTCCATGCCAGTACTTTACTGCGTCCTACTGCTTTTAGTCTTAATGCTGCTGGGACGTCTTTACATATAGGGGCTTCCGATGCTGCTATCAGTGGTGGAGTTTCTAAAACTGGGACGGGCGACTTTACTATCACCCTTAGAGAGTCGTTTGGTAAAGTTCCTATATGTGTCGGATCTGCTATTGCAACAAGAAAGTTTTTTGTTTTAAACGCACCTACTTCAAGCGCTATTAGATTAGCAACTGTGAGCGCTGGCGGTGGTGCGGTTGATGTTGATTGTGATTTGATTGTATTTGGTTCTGATGAACGGGGTGAATAATGAGAGCGGCGCTAGTTAACCAAGCTGGGACAGGGTTGGCCTTCGGATCAATTACTGGAACTTATGCAAACATTAGCCCTGTTATTAGTGGCCGATGTTTTTTCTTAACTATAAAAAATACTCTAGATACCGTCTGTATTATTAGCTTAGATGCTGGAACTACAGACTGGTTGTTTTTGCCTCCTGCTATTTCAGTAGATATCCCATTTGGGGCTGGTGGCGTTGAATATTCGGGACGAGTCTCCGTTAAACATAACGGCACTCCTCCCACTGCGGGGTTTATTAGTGTAGGAATAATCCGAGCAGCTTAACAGGGGTAATTTATGAGTTGGAGCTGGTTATCTGACATAGGAGACAGTCTCTCTAGTGTTTTAGGTAGTGGGGCTACTGGCGCGGCTCAAGCTGCTAGTGGTGGGGGTTTTTGGTCAGGGGTTGGAGATGTGTTAAGCAACCCGTCTTTTATTTCTTCGGCTCTACAGTCGGCTACGGGACTAGCTAGCGGATTGTATTCCCAAAAAGCGGAAAAGGATTCAGCTAATCAAGCTCAGCAATATGAGTTAGAAAAGCTAAAGCTACAAGCTCAATTTGGTTTATTAGGGAATAAAGGGGGAGGCGGTGGATCTAGTAAGGAATCGCTACTCTATAAAGCTTACCAAGATTATTTAAATAATCAGACTGTTGCTAGAGAGGGAGTTAGTAGCGCTTTAACTGGGCTAGGGAATGCAGCCGCTCGCCCATTATTGAGATAATAAAAAATGCCTTTACCAAACAATCGCCCCTTAATATTTAGAAGTCCTAGCATGACCGGGCCAGGTGGTCTGGAGTATTTAAGCTCTGGCGCTGGGATGCTTAGTCAACTAGAAAATCCAATTGCTAGCAGAGTTCCTGGGGCTGTTTTAGAAAACCCAGCCGAAGCCGGAATAGGTCAATACATAGCCCCTGCATTAGGTGCATACGGCCTTTATGACGTATGGAAGAACAAAGGGGGTACTAGTGCTGGTGCTTTACAGGGAATCGCCTCTGGTGCTGCTATAGGCTCCCCAGGGGGGCCCATAGGTATGGGCATTGGCGCTGCTTTGGGTGGGATAGCAAGTCTATTCGGTGGTAAATCTAGAACTCGCGTAGAAGAGGAGAGGCGCAAAGCTTTAGCCGAGCAAGGTATTGATATAGGGCCAATCAAGGCGTGGGAGAATAATCGGGCTTTTGCAGATTCTAGGAACGAAAGCGATCTTACAGGTGGCGATATTTCTAACGCCGCTAGTCTTTATGGTTTATTTGGTGGGAAGTGGGGCCAAGCGGATCCAGCGCTAAAGGCTCAAATAGCCGATGAAGCTTTAAAGAGGGGATTAGTTCGAGAGCATCATGGAACTATTGATATTAATGCTAATAATGATTTTCTAAGTTACGCGCAGTCTGTTTTGGGTCAGCAGCAAAAGCAAGCAGGCCCAGCTAGAAAAAAATCAACTAAGGCCCCTAAAAAGGAAACAACTAGCAAGGCTGATCCTAATATATCCTTGTCTGACATCATGCCTGTATACAAGGCTCCATCTGCTCAAGCTGAGCCCGATAATGATTATAAATTAAGATTTGCTGAGTATCTAAAGAATAGAGGTGGATATGCCTAATTACGATAAATTTATGAAAATTAAATCCGCTATGGAGTCTCTACAGGAGCTAGTTACGGATTATGAAAAAGATTTTTCCGGGGATTCTTCCTCAGAAGAAGATAGCGAGGGCGCGGATGATCCTAAAGAGGAAGCATCTGAGGGGGAAGCTCTCAACGACGGTGGCCAGAGTTTTACGCCGATTCTTGAGAATGCCGTCCCTACAGCGAAGAAGGTTGGATCCTATAAACCTGCTAGCGGAGATAAGAAAAAGAAAATGGGGCTAATGGTTGGGATGCTTAAAAAGAAGATGGCTGGAATGGGGGCCTAGTGCGAAGGATAGACTATCTAATTACTGAAGCGCGGAGGATTGGGAAAAACGATCCTAACACTGACTCTACTGTAGCTACTACAGACGAGGAGATCATTCAGTATATTAATGATGCTCAAGACGAATTACAGGGGTTAATATCAAGCTTAAAAGGCGTTGATTCTATTTTTAACGCTGACACGATAATAAGTGTGGTTGCTAATCAAGAGGCGTATGTTATCCCAGATCGCTTATTTGTTAATAAAGAAATAGATCTAGTGGAATATTCGGCCACAGGGAGTTTAACTGATTATGTTGTTCTTGATAAAATTAGCATTTTTAATCGTGATACTAATAATTCTAGCTATCCTTCTGGTTATTGGCGTAGGCAGGGAAAAGTTTACATAAATCCAATTCCATCGACTTCGACCGGAACCCTTAGAGTTTCATACGAGAGAACCTTAGACGATTTAGACAAGAGGCGGGGTGTAGTCTCTACAGTAAACGGGTTAACCTCAACCGGATTTACTTCTATTGTTTTAGATTCAACAGCCGATGAGACTAGTAATCCTAACCTCTCGACTATCGATTATATTTCTATTGTTGATAAGGATGGCGCTAGAGCAGCTTATAATATTCCTGTTGGCACTTATGATACTGGGACTAATACCCTAACCCCAGCGGCAGGCTTCACCTTTGAACTGGCTGGGGATACTATAGTAGCAGGGAACTATGTTGTGTTTGGAAAGTGGAGAACTACCCACGCCCAATTACCAGACGAAGCAGAGTCGTATTTAATTCATTTTGCTGCTGAGATGTTACTTCATAAAGATTCTAGCAACGATGCTGCTATGCATTCCGCTAAACTAACTTCTCTTAGGAATCAGATTTTAAAGTCTATTGCTTCACAAACTTCAGAGATACAAAGGATACCACAGTTTAATAGATCATATTGGTGGTAGCCCATGACAGCCAGAATATTTAAGCGCTACTTTGAAAGTTTTCGAGGCGAGGATCTAAGATCTACAGATCTTACTAAGGAGACTAATTATGCAAAGAGCTTAGCAAATTATCAATTTGGTGAAGGTGCTAGTATCCGAGGGATTCCAGGAATACAAGCACTAGGACAAGCGGGGGCGTTTTTAGGATTACATACATATTCATATACAAACACTGATACCGGCGCAAACGAAGAGCAGTTGCTAGCTATAAATGATTTGCTATGGAGGCTTGATACTGCAGTGATGCCGATCACTGGTGGCTCTAATATGAATCATACTATTAGAGTTAATAGCGCCACTAACTCCTATAGAATGGTAATTAATAGTGGAGCTACTCCGTACCTTTTTGGGGGCAATCCATATATAGATTTAGGGACTGGATTGGAGGATTTGCCATTTACAATGGAAGATCTTCGAGCTGTTATTGATGCTCATGCTAGCTTAGCCTGTGCGACTCCTACCGGGATGCCGTTTGCTAGGGTGAATGGTAATCAAACTGGGGTATCTACTATTACTGTAGACGCTGGGCATACTTTTGTAGTCAATTTCAGATTAGAGTTTTTCGACTACGCAACTAATAAATTAACTTGGCGACGTGTTACAGCCATTACTGGTACTACAATTACGTTCGATTCTGCTTATGGCACTGTTAATGTAAAAGACAATCAAGTATTAGGACCTCTATCAGCTCCGGCGGCTCAGCTTAGTATTGCTGATTCTTATACTAGTACCTCATCTGGTATAGATTTGAATATGGTTTTCTGGTCCGGCGTTAATTACACCTCTGATTATTATACATTTGGGCAATCCCCGTTTAGGGCTCTTTGGGAAACTAGAGATGATGCTGGGTGGACTCACCCCTGTTTCATAAACGCTAATAATGTTTGCTACATTCACACCACTGGGGCGGGGTATGGAGAATTTACCCATGATGGCTATCCGCATAAATATGATGGTAGCGCAGTGTATAGGGAGGGTATGCCCTACGCCCCTAGCCCGCTAGGAATTAGCGTTGCTGCTGGAGCTTTAACTGGTTTATACAAATGGAAGCATCAATATATATTTGAAGATGCCAAGGGCAATGTTATTGAAGGGCAGGTTAGTGATTCCCCTTTCCAGGCTACTCTAGCAGCTCAACAGCAAACTTTAATCTTTTCTTCTGCTCAAGTAGCCAATGCTAAGCAAGTAGGGGCGGTTAACGGAAATCAAGTAGGGGTTAATGTTATTACTGTTACTGCTGGTCACATTATTAAGGCTGGCGATGTAGTGGTTTTTTTCAACGCTTTGCTAAATGGCATGACAGAGAGAACTGTTACCGCTACTAGCGCTACTACTATTACAATTTCTGGGGCTGCTGTTAACGTAAATAATGCTGATGGCTTTTTTACTAGTCCATATTTGGGGATTAGAAGCGATGGCGCGGTGGTTAACGGGGTTCAAGCTAATGTGAATACTGTTACAGTATTTAGCAGTCTTATTGGGGCAACCCCTAATAGAGTTAGGCTAGGCGATATTATATTTTTCTATAACGAAAAGATCGGAGCCTTTGATAAAAGGCACGTAACCGCTGTTACTGATACTACTGTTACTTTTGATGGAGACACCGCTTCTTTTTTAGCTAATACAATCATTTCTTGTGGAATTTATATAAAGGTCTGGAGAAACAAGGCGGGGGGCAATCTATTCTATGAGACCGCGACTCTAGCCAATAACTACCAAGGAACGTTTACCAGGAGTACTACCTTTGGCGGTTCTTATTCTGATAACAAAGCAGACACCGATCTAGGGGTTCAGTTAATCGACAATGAAATTGGGCAAGAAGCTGATATCCCTCCTAAATCTAGATTTGCTACAATTCATCAAGGAACTAAAGTAGCGAGTGGCATTGATACTCAACCTAACACCGTAGCGGTGTACTCGTCTTACAATATAGAGGCGGTCCCGTTAGCTAGTAATTATTTTGATGTCCCCTCTAGTGTTAATGGTGGAATTTCTGCAATTGCCTCAGATAACGATGATCGCTTAGCAATCTTCAAAAGCAATTCTTATTATGATGCGGCTGGATACCTAGAGGATGGTACTTTTTCAGTTCGCACTGTGAATGAGGGGGATTATGGAATTTCTTCACATGCTAGTATTAAAAAAATTAGTCAAGGGATTATAGGAGTAGGGAAGCTAGGCCCGGTAAGTGTAAATAATGGAACGTTATCACCTATTATTGGCGGAGCTATTTCTCCAAGATTTTTAAATAATAGTGATATAAAAATCTCACAGGCTCTTGGATTTAATGATTATAGTACAGAATCATATGAGCTGTATGTTCCTCCCGATTTTGTGTTTTCTAGTGATAGCCCACTGACTAATCAGATCCATTACAGCATGGATTATAAAAACTTTAACTCTTGGTTTAGTAGGGATCTCCCCGCTAGTATGGAGCCTAGCGCTGGAATGGCTATCTATGGCGATGTTCTTTATTCAGCAAGTCGCTCTTGGGGAACGGGAGCAAGGGCGAGCAATCCAGGACATGTATATAAGCGTATAAATTCGGTTGTTGATGAGTCTTTGAAGTATTCATTTAACACATTAGCCCCTACCTACACTTGGCGTACAGCATGGGAGCATTTAGATAAGCCTAGCTCATATAAACAATTTTTGGGGGTAAGGGTATATAGCCTCCCTGGTTCCTATGAGCAGCACACAGGGTTTTTAATGACTTGTGAGGTTTTTAGGAATTTCTACGAAGCTGTAAACGATGGGGTATCGCCATCATTTACTTTTAATGGAACTAGTGACTTTGAGGTATTGAATAAAGTTAGAAACCTAAAGAGTCGTGCAATTCAATTTGTTTTTGTTTGCTCTAATTTAGGAACTTGCCCATTTATTTCTGGATATGAGCTGTTAGTTACTCCAAGTTACGATCAGGATGATTTTGCAATATGAGCAAAACGATTAAATCTGTTCTAGGCTCTACCTCTGATAGATCTTTATCTAATTTATCTGCTGAGCTTAGAAGAAAGCGATATTTAAGCGAATCTGATTTTATTTTTCAAGATTTTGAGCCTCAGGTTCTTTCTGCGGCTGGGAGCGCGGTTTACACCATAAACAGGGTAGCCGAGGCGCGTTATATGGCTATTGGTAGCAGCGTACAGCTTAGATGCTCAATTGATGGGACAACTTCGGGAGCTGCTGGATTATTTATTAGGCTAGTTCTTCCTTTCTCAGGTTATACCCCAACAGGGGAGATCGGAACCTTGCTCTCTGACTCTCAAGGCGGGGTTTGTCCAATTTTGGACGGAATAGAGAGAAAAGGTTATTGGAGGATCCCGTTTGGAGCTAATTTTATTGAAATTTTCAAGCATGATTTAACTAACTGGGGCATTGGTGGAAGTAGGCTAGTTTTGTTGAATCTCAACTATGAGAGGATCTAGACATCAAAATTAACTCGTCGGTACAATAAGGAACTATGGCAACTAATAAACTAACTAGAGTTTCTCCCGGTATCTATAAAGATGCCAGCGGTAAGATCGTTAAGTCGGCTACTGGGAATATAGGGAAAAGCAGTAAGACTAAGGCTGCTACCCCTGTCGCTGAGTTAACCCAAGAGCAGAAAGACTCTCAAGCAGTTCAAGACTTACTAGGCCCAGACGCTAGAGGGGCTAAGGTTATCTCTGATAATTTATACTCAGAGGGTAGCCTAGGAAGGCTTAATGAAGAGCGCCCCGCTGCAGTTCAAGATTATATAAATCGATATTATTCAGGATTAGAGGGGTATGCAGCACCAGAGTTGCAAGGAATGCGAGAGCAGGCGCAAAGGGGGGTTGATAATCAATATCAACAAAGTTTAGTGCAATTTGCAAAGAATCGCGCAAGATCTGGGGTAAGGGGGGCCGCTGCTGGCGCTACCATGAGAAACCTTGATAGGGAAAGGATTGGGCAACAGCAGAATTTAGAGCAAGATTTGCTTGTTAGAAATGCTGATGAAAAGCAAAATAGACTAGGGCAATATGCCGGAGCCTTAGAGGGCGCTAGGGCTGATGAAGCTGAGCGTAGAAGGTTTAACCTAGGGCAGCTAGGCACTGAAAGGGCTGGGCAATCAGATACATATTTTAACTCACTTAATCTTGGCTTACAGCGCCAAGGAATGGCCGACTCTAAAGAGATTAGCAAAAAGCAATTAGCTTTAGCTAGACAAGCAGCTAAGCGAAGGGGTGGCGGCGGAGGATCTCAGGCGGATTACGTAGGATACACCCAAGGTTTACAAAACTCTTATAATAATATTTATGGCGGATGATACTACTTTTGGCATAGATCCCAGCGATGAGTATGGAAATGCTCAAGGGAAAATTGCCGCCGAAAAACTCAGGAAACAGCAGAGGCTTACTGATTTGCTTCAAAATCATTTAGGCAAGTCTGAAACAATATCCCCTACTCAAGCATTTGCAGCTTCGGCTCTAGCTCTTTTACCTGTTATTGTTGGGAAGCACTACGCGGGGACTAAAGGGGCTGCTTTAGGGGCTCAGGCTGGTGGGGCTGGGGCTAGTAGTTATTTATCTGGTATAAAACAGCAACAGGATAAAGAAGATAAAATTGGTCTTTATACTGCTAATCGAGCTGCTGAAGAGATTGATGATCTATCTAAACAGCAAAATTCTTTAGAAAGAACTGGGTTATATTTTAAAGCTCAAGAAGACTTACAGAGTCGTCTTTATGGGCCGGATGGCTTAAAGACTCAGACGGCTATTGCTGTAGCTAGAAGCAGAAATCAAGCTCAAGCTGCTATAGATCCTTTAGCTCAATCTTGGTTTCAAAAAAAAGTTAATGGGCAGACTCCCACAAAAGAAGAAGAAGACGCTGCGGTAAAAAACTTAGCTCTCTATGATAAAGGGATTCGGCGTTCTAATGAAATGCAAAGGATTAAAGGGGAAAGGATTTCTCCTCCTTCCAAGGAAACTAAAGAGGCTATTAGGGGCTCTCTTACTGGTATTAATAGGCTAGACCAGTTTTTAAGTAGAATGGATCAAGTAGATCCAAATTTAGTGAGTCGTCCTATTGCTCAAGTATTCAAAGACACTGAGCAGTCGGCAATTAAACAAGACTTAGATTTTTATGCTGGAATACTGCAACAAGCTAATGAGCGCGGAATTATGACCACTCCAGACTATGAGCGTTATAAAGATTATTTTAGTATTAGCGCAACAGACACTCCTAAGTCGGTTGCTAGAAGACTGACAGAATTTAAGAAAACATTAGAAGATAGAATGGAGGTTTTCTTGCAAGTTGCAAATGCTGGTGGAGAGAATGTAGAGGGCCTTAAAGGGTTAGTTAATAAGCGTGGGGCTCCCATTTCTTCAAGTGATCGTACTCCAGAAGAAGAAGCATTTTATCAACAGAAAAAAGCGGAAGCTTTAGCGAGGAGATCGAATGGCTGATATTCCTCTTTCTAGGCAGCGGCAATTAGAGTTAGAGGCGCAAGCTGAGGCCGATGCTGAATTTGAATTATCACAACAGGCAGAGCCGCTAACTAGTCAATCAGTTGAGCCGTCTTTAACAGATAGAGTTTGGTCTGGTATTAAAGATATTCCTGGGGCTTTGTATGAGGGTGGTAAGCAAGCTCTTAAAACGGGGCAACAGATTTACGAAGGGTATAATCCTTTAGAGAGTGGACCACAGAATTTATATAGAGGGGCCACTAATCTCTATGAAGCTGCAAAGCGTAATCCAGCAGCAGCTATTAGAACGGCAGCGACTCTTCCCGCTATGGCAGCTAGCCCCGTATTAGCACCAGCCTTTGCTACTGGCTTGAATTATCTTGGCGGTAAGGCCGCTCAATATTTAGGATATGAAGACCCTACCTCTGGGGGCGAGGATTTACAGCAAGCTACCACTACTTTAGGCATGGCTGGACTACCTGTTGTAGCAGCTAAGGGGCTGGGGAAAGCGATTGAGTCTTTACCTACTAGAAGCGCTGCAGCCGAGCTTTATAAAGCCTCAAATAAAGAAGGGATATTAACTGCTCTGCAAGACGCTCCTAAGGGGACCACTAACGCAGAAAGGGCCTTTGCTCGGGGAACGGTTGAGTATGAGCCTGAATTCCAAGCTAGAAATCCTTTCCAAGGACTAGATCCTTCTAACCCGTTAGAAGCCATGAAAGGCTATAGGGGTAATTTAAGTAAATTAGTCACGGAAGGTGTAGAGAATAAGAAAACTATCCTTAAAGATATTGCTTTAAAAGAATCTGCTCAGAAGGCGGCTTTAAGTAAAACTGGGCAAGCTGTAGATTCTGAAGCTTATCTAGCTTTGAGAGAATCTGACTTAGATTTTTCTACTCTTAATAAATTAAAAGAGAATGCAACTGATAGTCAGATGGCTGGGGTTGAAGCAGCGAAAAATGAATTAATAAAAGAGTTTTATGAGCCTAAAGTAGTTTTAGATCAAAACTCTCGTTATGTGGCTAGCGATATTCCTGACTTAGCTCGCCCTAGGGTTAGGTCTATTACTGAATTTGATGAAACTCTAAAAAGGATTGATGCTAAAATCAGTGAGCTTGGTGGTTATGATGATTCTTACTTAGCTAGTATTGGGCAGAATCCCTCTACTATAGACGCTCAAGTAAGGGCCTTAAGAGTTGCTAGGCGCACACTAGCTGATGGTATTAAGAACTATGCCTCAAGGAATTTCGGTGAAAATGTCGCTGCAGCACTAGGAAAGGCCAATGATGATATCGCAGTAGGTACTCGTTATGGGGAATTAGCAAAAAGATTTGACACTCAAACGCTAGAAATCTTTACCCCTGGTAGCGGAAGAAGTATGAACACTGCTGTCTCTAGGGTCCCTAGCAGGATTGAGGATGCAGCTAGAATTATTATTAGCGGGAGAAGCAAGAGAGCGGAGCAATTTAGACAGGGGAATTTAAGACCTGCTAATATGATAAGAGACTCTCAAAGAATTATTAACTGGAGAAACGGAGCCCCTCCGCCTCTATTATCTAGAGATTGGGATTTAGTAAAAACTAATCCCGCTAGCTTTTCTTTGCTCTCTACCCTTTTAGCTACCGCCGGGGTAGATCCTTCAATTGTGCAAAGAATGCCAGATCAAGAGCAGAAAAGAACATTTACTAAAATTATTGAATCCTTCCCTGAAGCTTTTGAGGCCCCTGAGGGCGGATATTTTAGCTACGCAAACGGTAAGCTTAACTCTCCCCTGGATCAATCGGCTCACTTAGAAGCCGCCTTAGGCTCTAAATTTGATTTTAGTAAAGAGGCTGCAGTGGTAGCCCCATTACTAGAAAGAGGGGAATATGTACCATTAGACTCTCCTTCAATGGCGCAACAATCTCAGCAAAAATCTAGTGTTGATTTGTCCCAAATCCTGCAAGGGCTAAGCTCTTATAGCGCTAACTCTCCTAGTGCTTCTAATTACTTTAATCCACCTGAAGTAACAAACGAGACTAGTAAATTAATTGAGCAAATGAGAAAATCACAAACTCAGATTGATGCTACTCGAAGCGGGCTGTAATTAAGACTCATAGCCCCTAGCAGTTTTGAAAAGCTCTATAGCTTCTTCCGCCCCATGAACTACATGAATAGGAGCCCCCTTCCAAGCTTGATGGAAGCTAGTTTGTAAGTCGTTTAACTTACCCCCTTTTACTTTGCATTCAACTAGATATGTGATCCCAGCTCGCCCCACTACTAAATCGGGGAAGCCTTTCCCTACAGCACTAGCAACGAAAACAGAACATCCTAGCTTTCTAAATGTTCTAACTATCTCAACTTGGTTAGCATCTACCTGCTTAGCGTATCCCATAGGTTTGTTAATTCGCAGACGGTGGAACAGCTTAATTTTGAATAATAAATATCATTCTCTTTGTTTGCAAAGAATATCAGGAGTTTGAGCGGATCGATAGTATTAGTTAAATGGGTTTTTAGCTTTAGGGCTTTATTATATTTTTCTATAGGGACTTCAAAAGGGCAGGGGGGTATTTGCGTAACCTGCTCTATTAGAGCCCATGCTAACGGGGCTCTTTTCCAGCAAATAATCCCATCGCAACCGAAGCTTGATGGTAGTTCAATGAACCTAACCCCTTTAGCTTTTTCAATCTGCTTTATAATCTTAATATCAGCCGTAGAAATGTCCCATCAAAAACCCTAAGGCAAAAGCTATCACCGGGTATTGTTTAGATCTTTTTATTATTACTTGAGTAATGGAATTGCCTGGGTGGGCATCGGAATATAACCAAACATCCCAAAACAATAATAATGTTATTACTATAGTCATTATTATTTCGGTGAGATTCATTCTATCTCCATATTAGGGGTAAGTTTAATTATAGTAACTTGCTTTCTATCTTCTAAATACGCATCTAATAAAGCTTCCTTGCTTTTTATAAGCCTTCTTTGCAGGCTCCTCAACTCCTCTCTAAGTGCGCTATATATTACCTTTTCTTCTTTAGGGGGTTTGAATCTATGAGCTGCTTGGATTAGTTTTCCTGTCATACCACGTACTTTAAAAAATAATAGCCAAGATAAAACCAGCCACAGAATCCATGAAATAACGCCCATATCACCGAATGATTAAGCGACCAACTCACTATACATGCAACTACCGTCCCGATCCCGATCCCTAGTCCAGTTTCTTCTGTCATAATAATGGTTCTCCTAAAGCATCAATCTCAATATCTGATAAAGTTACGGTAGTACTTGAACTATGTCCTCTAACGACTTTTTTAGGCGCTATCCAACCCTGATTGCTTGGGGTTGGAATCGTAAACCTGAAGTCCTTTAGTGGCTGATTTGCTACAGCATCTAGCCTTAATGCATTCTTATTGTAATTGATGGTGTTATGCCCCATTTCAACTAATGAACAATCAGAGAGCGCAACACAATCACGATCTGCGGAGGTTGCTTGAAAGTCGCAGTTCTCAATAATTACGTGATCGACCTGCTTACCATCTGCGTTGAAGATCTGCCCGTAATTATCAGCTCCCCACACAACACAAGAGCCGCCATTTGCCCCGATAGTCTTACAGCTATCGATTCTGATAATACCGCCAATGTGGCCGGCGATTGTGTAAGCGCTTGCACCCTCAGTTCTACCGGGGTTAGTTGCTATGCAGTTCTGTATCAGGATATCGCCATACCCGCTCGGGCCTGATTGCCCACGGTTGCAGATCTGAATCATGGTGCGACCGTTACCAATTGCTGAACAGTTTATGATTGAGCTATCGCCCTGCACATTATCTGCATAGAGAAAGTGTTCAATATTCTGGGTAAGCTGGTGACAATCTTCGACGCGAAACTGTGTAGGTCCGTGGAATCTAAACCACCATTTATTAAGCTGATTTGAATCAGTTAGCGTAAGCTTTTCAAACTCCATCCCCAAAAAGGGGCCTTGGTTCATGTAGGACATAAACCCACGTTGGCCTGTAGCGATTGCTGTAAAGTCTATAAACTTAAGATTATATGGCGCAAGAGCCCCAGAACCTTGAAAACTAATTTCACCACTTATAGTGGCGCTTGGTCGTAAGCCCCTAATTATCAGATCGTGCACAGGGCCACTAGCCCATGTGACGGTGTTAACATTCCACTTTGAGCCCCCGCCAATTGATAGGCCGGGGTGCGTGCCAGTAAATCCAATATCATCCCCCGGTTCAGCCATCCTCATTGCTAAGGCAATTGCATTGAAATTGGTATTAGCTGGAGCATTCCAAGTTTGTTGGGTTTGAACGTGGACAACTTTATCAGGGTAGCAGATCCAATCTGGGCGCATATTATTTTCCTTAATAAAAACTTAGTGGGATTGTATCACATTAACAGCTCACATGCTTAAGTAAGTGATGCACAAGCACCTCCAGTTTTTTAACCCTCTTCTTGAGAGCGTTAATATTTCTCATTGTCGCATCGGTTGGATTACGCTTCTTAGCTTTCTTTGCTTTCATCTTTATACACCCTTATGCCATCAAATATTATTGGCCCCATAACATGCTCGGCTAGCCCATTAACTCCAAATCTTTGTAAGTCTAAAAGCTCTAGTTTTAGCTTTGTATATGAAGCCTTTCCTAAGCAGACTTTTTTAATATCTGGAATATCTAGTTTTAATCGGCGTAACTTTGTTGATATTTGCTCGCTCACTCCTCCACCTCCACAATCGCAACGCGTTTACCGTTAACTAGCGGCTGCTCTCTTGGCTCAAGCAGTAGGTGCAGGTTGTTGAGCGTCCATTTTGCCGCCGTCATAAAAATCACTCGTCTAGCTCCTGCATCACTGATTTGAGAATGTTGTGTCCCAAATAATTCGTCGTAGTCATCAACAAACTCGCAGCTCTTGTTATAAATGAGATCGAGATACCCCTCTCTCAACTTTGGTTGTGTCATGGCTTGCCCTTGTAAATATACTGAACCCCAGTGTTGCACCTTACCCAGCAATACTCTGACGCTTTTGGTTGATAGTGGTTTAACAAAACGTCTATCCGTTTGTTGCGCCTTGCCCATCTCCGGAACTTTATTCGCTTGCGTCGCTGGCTGGTCATTTTGTTCTGATCCCATAAATTATATGCCTAAGTGTTTCAGTGTAAACTTGAATCACATTGCAATATTCCTCGCCCTCTTTGGGAGTAAGAGCACCCCAGATATGTGACTGAGCAGCCGCGTATCCTGCTGTAAAAATCTTTATAATATCTTCCTCATCACAATCATCGGGGAACTTGCGACCGCAATTCTGAAGATATTCATGGGCAAGCGCCACTGCTTTGATGTCCTCGCTCATTTCGCCCCCTCATCCGTAAACACGATCTGAATCGGTCTGATTTGCCAGTTATCATTGCTCGCTCGAATAAGCGCACGATCGCGCATGGCAAAGTATACTTCTGCTCGTGCATGCGATGCCGGATATTCTTTAAAGCCCATAACATTAATGATTAGGCGATCTTCGGCTGATTGCTTTGCTCTCCCAATAGTATCGAACCGAACCCCTTCAACGGGATGCCAAGCTACAAATCCGGTTATCTTTTTGCTGCTCATTTTTCTAGCTCCTCACTATTCGCCTTAGCGATGGCTGTAATTAAGTGCTGCTTCCCCCCTGCTTGTGGCTGAAGCCCCATTCTTGACCTAATTTCAAATAGTTTATTTTGAAGGCTGGTAGTAACAAGATGCTGGCACTCCATAAAGGCTTTTTCTATCTCAAATAAGATTTCGTTTTCATCTATCGTTGGCTTCATACTTCCCCTTATATTCCTTGCAGTGAATACACTCATTTTCGTAGCGGTCCATTGAATCTATCATCTTTCGAGTCTGATCATATCCAACCGGCAAACACCTATCCCATAGCGGCTTTTCTAAAATCTCCCACATGTGGATCCCGTAATATTCATGCAGGCCGAAGTAGCACTTTATTTTCTGAAGGTATCGCTCGATCATAAAGCTCCTCAAAACGGATTGCTGGCAGGAATTGCACCTGCTTTCGCATCAAAGGGAATCACGCCCCACGGCTTGCTACAAATCCAGATCTGGACACTTTGTAACTCTATTCCCTCCGCATACTTCCGTATTGCAAACTACCGGCAGCAATCCCCCCGACGCCAAGCGGCGATAGGGGCATGGCTGTTATTCCTCTGTAATATCGCAAGATACAACTGTATAGTCGGATCCGGTATAATCAAGAGAAAACTTAGGATCCTCTTTAAGAAACAATTTTGCTTTTTCTTTATATGTTGAAAACTCTTGCGAGTAATCGCACTGCCTATGAATACCCAACTCAAGCAATTTAGCGTTTAACTCTTCAGCAACTTTAGTAGCAGCATCCTGACTGTAATAAGCCTTATAAAACCATTCTTGATGGTCCGAATATTCACCAGTAGAACCCTGCACTATAAATATTTGTTTCATCCCTCCCTCCCATCCATCTTTGGCCTTGCTGGCAACGTCATCTCACCCCCATCAAAATTAAAAACAATATTGCCAACAACCCACCGGTTATGGCTCCGGCGATGGCCGATAGTACTGCGCTCATTGTGTGATCAATTGCGGTCATGTTCTAACTCCTCAAACAATCTCTTCCTAACGTTTTATGAAAACTACTAAATTGCATATTGTGATCTGCATAGTAGAGCACTCCCGAGTGCATTATCGTGGCCGGTATTTCAACGGTATGCTTAAGCCCTAGTGTATGCCCTAATTCATGCAATGCGCCGTATACCGTTTGTTTGATCCTATCTTGCCCGAAGCTATTTAGATTTTCAGCTACCATTATTGCTAGCGTTACTCTCTTGCGCGAATTGAAACACTCTGACTGTCCAGCTCCTATCATGTATCTAACCCCAGCTTTATAAACTGGCGGTATTAGTACTAGCGCCCAATGTCTCCGGGTAGAGCGCTTAGAGATCCGGTTATGCCAATAGTTAAAATGTTTAAAGGTAGATCCATAGGAATAATTTAAATTAGAATTCTCCACCCCTTTTATGCGTATTTTTATCTTTGTTTTAAAATTTTCCTTAAATCCCCGCTTTATCTCTGAATTTATATGAGTGAGATATTGCGTTGGTATAGAGTCTTTAGATCTAACATAATAAATATTAAGCGTAGGTGTTGCCTGTGCCGTAGCCGCGCAGATAGTCCAAATAAGCAAAGTAAGAGCTATTAATATTCTCATGCAGCCTCTTTTAATAGCTCTAATCCATAACTTATAATTTTTACTTGTAATCCTTTTTCAGTAGCAGCAGCAGCATAAGCAGCGGTAGCAGCAACAGCATCAACAGTAGCAACATAAGCAGCGGCAGCAGCATTTGGATTCAAAACCCAAGCTTTTGTAGCTTCAATAGCTTCTCTTGGCCGCTTGTCTTCTGGGTATTTCTTTTCAAAAATATGGATAACTTGCTCAGCCGCAAAAACTTTGTATTGGACCCGTTGCTTTTTTGTCATGCAACGCACAATCAGCCAGTTAGCCCAACTGAAACGATTATCCTCAATCAACGCATAGCAAACTTTATCTAAGAAAGTTTCTTTTTGGTTGCTAAACCATTTCACCCCTTCTTCACAGGCTTTTAGCTCATTTAATTTTTCAAGGGTAAGGATCGTGGAAGTCATTTCTCTTCCTCCAACAATTTTAGTCCATAATTTATAATTTTAATTTGCACGTCTTTTCTTGCATCAGCCGCGTTAGCATCAGCAGCAGCAGCATAAGCATAAGCATCAGCAGCATCAGCAGCAGCAGCAGCATAAGCATCAGCAGCAGCAGCAGCAGCAGCAGAAGAAGCAGCAGCATAAGCAGCAGCAGCATAAGCAGCAGCAGCATAAGCAGCGGCAGCAGCAGCAGCAGCAGCATCAGCAGCATCAGCAGCAGCATCAGCAGCAGAAGAAGATGGCTTTAATAACCAAGTTTTTGCTGCCTCTATGGCTTTTCTTGGTCTCTTGTCCTCTGGGTATTTCTTTTCGAAAATATGGATAACTTGCTCAGCCGCAAAAACTGCGTATTGGACCTGCTGCTTTTTTGTCATGCAACGCACAATCAGCCAATCGGCCCAATCAGCATGATTATCCTTAAGTAAAGCATTACATACTCTATCCAAAAGAGTTTCTTTTTGAGCTTGAAACCATTCAATGCCTTCCTTGCAAGCGCGCAATTTTTTCAGTTTTTCAAGTGTTATTTTCATGCAGCCTCCTTCAGCCCTTTGACTTCTCTAAATTCAAAAAAGTTTTTATGTTGTGGATACTTCAAGGCAAACACCCTAGCGTAATAGGCGGGGTAATTATTGTTAACAGCGTAATCTTTGAATTGTCCTCCTTCATTTTCCGCGCGCTCGCACCTAATCACCTCAAATATTGCTTTGGCCCCCCAGTGTTCCTTACCCGATGCAATTAACTTCAAGGCTTTAGCTTCGAACATTTTCCAAACGGTTCGGTTTGCATCGTGCCAAGCGAGGAAAAGCATCGATGTCTTTAGGTCAACCCCGTCGGCAAGTAGCGCTCCGATCACATTTTCCTTGTTCATAGTTTTGCCCTTTCACGCGAGAAACCGGCCAGTTTTCGGCAGACTGGCCAAACTGCTAGTTAGGTTACTTTATCTTACTTTACTTGATTTATATCTATCGTAGTAATGATCCTGTGTTGGGTCATTCCCTAATACATACACATTCACAAACATAGCCGAAGCTATTACTCCCACAACAATCAGATTATTGATTATTGTGTGAACGATCCCAGCAAAACTAAATAATTTGATTTCCATATTATGACCCCCTTACATCATCATGATCTTGGTTTGAGCAATCCATAAGCCAGCACTTAAGCGGCTTGGTCATATCGCGCCTAGTGGCTTGGCTTTCTTGCTTTTCATCAACTCTATAAACACCGAGCTTACCGCCAAGCTCCAGCCCGGCGCACCCAGTGTTTACAACAGCGATCCCAGCCCATAAACAAACACTTATTAGCATTCCTACTTTCATAGTTCTTCCCCTTTTTAAACGGGCATCATTGCCCAAAAACCTATCCCTTACAGTTACTATTTTTAGCATCACCATCAAGAACCAATTGCTTAATCTCTATCAAGCGATTCATTTCTATTTGTTCCGCTAAACTCTTTGCCGTAGCTCTTTCTAGGGCCTCTAGTCTATCCATCATCTTGATGGTTAGCGCCCTAGCAACTAACTCACTCTTGTTCCCACCCTTATTAAACAGTCCCGATTTACATTTCATATATTAACCCCTCTTTCCTACTATGTCAACCAAAAGTTTACCCAATTAATCATGAGTAAATCAATCAGTCAATTAGACATCTAACTCACATATATAGATTCGGTTCTTTTTAAAAAAACTTTAGTTAAAAGTTATCTGATTTTAAGTTTATTTTTCGACACCAATTGCCAGCCGGGAATTTCAACCCCGCTTTTTAGGTCGTTAGCCATTTTAATTTTGTTGGGCTCCCATTTTATTCGTGCGTAAGCCTCTGGGACTGCGTTTCCTTTCTCGGTAGGCTCAACAGAGGTGCTTTTCCTCCAGCCGATTTCGCCATTATCAAACTGAAAGGATTCTTCTGGGCCTAAATTGAATTCTAACCATTGCTGTATTTTCTCGTGCCTTCTTTCAGTTCTTTCCTTATAGGTTTTTAATTTATCTATTTGTGCAGCAATCCCTAGAGCTATTCCCTCATAGTATTTGAACAGCTTAAGACAGTTTGCGATCTTAGAAACTCTAGCCTCTTTAATGCGCTTAAAAGCTTTATCAAGATCGAGAGTATCTAGTTCTTCTAAATCAGCAGTTTCTAGGATTGCTTGAAGCTCTCGCCATTCTGCGCTTAGCTCCCCTAGATGCATTTCCTCATATTCTTTTTCCTGCTTGCTCATTTAAAACGTTGCCTCAACATATAATTGTTCGATAAATACTTGAATGGCGCGCCCTTGAGCTTTGCCCATCAAAGGTACATCTACCTTACCAACACGGCGAGTTTGAACGCTCAGCTCTTTAAGCTTTTCTCTTAATCGTTTAGTTGTCTCGGCTGGTCCCAAGACATCCATAATGTAATCAATTTTACGAATCCAAGTGCCGGGGGATGTTTCGACCAGGGAGGTTTTATTAAACCAATGTTTTTTTACCTTCCCAGTCTCATCCTTTTCAAAAACTGCAGCCATGCCTTGAGCATCGTACCAACTAGCTAGCTCAGCAGATTTCTTTTTAGCCTCATCTGGGGAAAGTCTTTTGATAGATTGCTGATCGGTTGAGGCAATGACTGAAACAAATAGCGAGTCGTCATTTACTTGCCCTCTAATTGAAACTCTTGAGCCGACACGATAAGGCTCACTTAAAGCTAAGTTGTCAAAAAGCATAGCCTTATAAATCTTGGAACTCTTAAGCTCTTGAAACCCGAAAGTTACATATGGTTTATCAGATTTACTTACTAACCTTTGTGGCTCGGTGATGATTACGCCCACAAACGAACTTGATTTATTAAATCCGCTTGATCCTGACAATGATCGCCTTGCCCTTGTTGCGTCCTTTTCTTGCACGTTCAGTTCTCCCTTTTTTGCAGTTGCCTTGCTGGTCCCAGTCCTTGCCTTAGAAAGGCATTGGATCGCTCTCTAGGGTATCAGCCATGAGGTACTTTTCCAGCGGCTTTACTGGCTTTGTTGTTCGTCCGATCATCTTGCCGTTATCACCTGTGATAATCCCTTTCTCGTCGGTGATAAGTTTCTTTGCGGCTGCTATTCTTTCTGGCTTGATTTGTGACAAGTCGTAACCGTAGGGGTAGGCTACTTTTTCATTGCCCATATGATCCTCGTAAGACTCAAAACCGCTAGGCTTTTCGGGTTTGCCCAAGGTATTGATTGCTGGGGATCCTTTAGTTGTAGACTCTGAGAAAGATGCACCGTTTCTTGCTGCAAAAAACTCTCTACAATCCCCTAAAGCTGTAATGGCTGGCTCGTTGTTTGGCTGGATTAGATTCTCAACAACTTTTGTATATTTGATAGCTTCCCCAGCATCATTATTAAATGTTTTTGTAACCACCATTAAATTAAACCACCCACCTACTAGCTCTTGCATCATTTCAAAAGCCTGATCGGGTGTTGGTGGTTTGCTATCGAATAGTCCGGGGATCATAGATTTAATTGTTGCATAAAGCGCAGATTTTGGCCCTAACACTGAAGCAACCTTGTGATTTACATAGCAATTTTCAAGATCTTTATGTTTAAACACAAATTGATAAGCTGGCTTTGGCTCCTCTTGTTTATACCTTTTTTGTGCGTTTTTAATTTGTATAAGGCCCATCACATTTATTCCATTGGGGGGGTTAATATACACAATATTATCGCTCATATTAATGCTAGCCTTTATTGTATTGGTCAAAGGTTGCTCTATTTGGTTTTCTTTGCTCATTGTTATACCTAAGTAATTGTTATTATTTTTATAATTGTTGTTATTGTTGTAATGCGCTTAGTTCACGTCGTTTTTATCAATATCATTAAGAATAGCATAAATCTCTTTGATTTCTGAATCTTCAACGCTTTCAGGCGGGGCCATGCTACAAGTTACATTCTGATGATCCAGAGCTGACATGCCCGCTAAAACATTTTCAATTTCTTCTAAAAACCTATCCTTAAGCTTATCTAAAACTTTGATGGTAACGAAGTCGCAGAACCTCTCTCTCTCTAGCCTTGCTACTTTTATTACGTCGATGCAGTGCTGTAAGGTAGTCGGGCAAAGAGACATACCATTGATAGCTTTAGTATTGTTTATATTAGTCATAGGACCGGCCCCCGTGGTTTTTATTGTAATTGTTGGTATTTTTAAATGTACTTAATGGTTAACTTCGCTACAGCCTTTGGTCTGATTAAATAGTTCAGCAATAGCCTCGTGATCCTTAGTCATTCTTTGCCGACCTTTTATGCCATCAATTTTAACAGCGTGTAGTTGATAAGTGTTAAAAGAGCGCTTCATTAAGAAGATCATAGCCTCTTTGATACAGGTGAAGATCCAGACCAATCTCGTCCCAGACTCAGAAACGGAATATCTAACGCCTTCTGCGGCCTCATATCTCAAAATTGAATAAGTTTTCGTTCCCGCTGTATGCATGTAAATGATTCTGGTGTTTGTCATTTTTATATTCCTAGGTGCTTATTCATTTATTTATGTATGTATGTATTGCTAAAGTGTAGTAAACCATTAGTTGACCTACTCCTAATGTTATAGTACAATTAAACTTAAGATGTCAATTGAAAGTTTACAGCCTCAATCTTTAATTAATCAAATAAAAAGTAAGTAAAAACTGTGGATTGCTTGGAGTTTATAAGACGCGAGCTGCTTCTAACCAAGCCTCAAATGTATCGCGCCCTAGGATGGTCAAGGCAGCGATATCACAAGCCACGGGACCTAGGATCTGTCGATTCGGCGTTACGCCACTCTAAGAAGCTAGCAGCAGCCTTAAATGGGGTTAGTGAGGCTAGGATCTTGAATTTGATTAAGGCTTATATTGCAAATCACGTAAATTACTAAAATTAACGGAGAAAGTAAGAATCTCTATTGGTATGAGCAGCGTCATATTGTATATAAATTAAACAGACTTTAGTTAGTTGCGGCCTGTTGTGTACGTCTATAATTTTATAGACCAAGGATCTTTAACTTTTGAGTAAAGATATTAACGCTAGCTCAACAAACGCTAGTCGTCCCTATTCGTTAACCCCTCCCCTTGAAGCCGTCTCAACTTGTAATCCCACCGCTTCCTATAACGAGTTTGAGAGGATGGTAGACTTACCCGAACACAGGCTATTAAGAGCCATACTAGCAAGAGCTATATTTGATTGCTTGGCCATAGCTAAAGACGTTAAGCAGTCCCACCGAATTATGGCGGTTGCTTTTATTCTTAACGACACAAGAGAGCCGTGGTCCTACTTGTGGATTTGTGATTACCTCTACCTAGATGCCATCGAGATTAGAAAGATCATAAGCTCCCTCGTAGCCTCAACCCAAGTAGTTAAGGCTAACGCTAAAGCAGCCGAAGGGCTGTTTAAATCGATCCTCCCTCTCCTATAATCAAAAACCCCCTAAAATATATTGATGTTTGATAAAATAGTTGGTTTTGCCCGGAATTTCCGTTATGAAACTAAAGCAAAGAGTAAGTAAGAATAGAACTCAATCATTATATGAGACTTAATAACGATTATAAGCCACTAATAAAAACTTACCTACTGTCCAAAGTTTGGACACTTACTGTACAAAGTTTGGACAGTGCAAGCCCCCACAATGATTAATTAAGTTTAATATTAGAATGACTATTCGGAAAATTTGATTATTTTGTCAATATGTGCTATAATTAAGAGTATAAGCTGAGTAAATAGATAATAAGAGACGGTAATACTAATTCTCGGTCAGAGACCGTTCGTTCCGCTAACGCTTCACTCACTGTCGTCAACGTAAGTTTTAAAAAGAAAAAGAAAGAAAGACAAGAACAGTAGTGCTGATTGGCGAATATCGTTTGAGGAAGTCGAAGACGACGAACAACGATATGAGCCCTCTAATCCTCTCTAGATAAGACAAAGAGAATCAATAAGCGATAAGAGGATAAAATGATGCTAAATGATGATAAACGACGCTCTCAAATGTAGCTGAGAGGAAAAACCGCCTAGCTCAGCTTGCTACTTATGCTCTGGCGGGAGATCTGTCTAAAAATCCTCCTACCTTTTAGTTCACTAGTTTATTAATTCTGGGGAACTATTTTCCTCAATACTTCCCCCTATCCCTACCTACTAATATTTATTTATACCCCCCCTATAGGCCGCCAGGCCCCCCGGTACTTGTTTTCATATATCCCTCAACTATATTTTTCCTGTTTTGGTAACCCAACTATATTTTTCCTATTTTGGTAACTATGACTTTGAGGGAGAGACCCCACTTGTCCCGATAATATTTACAGTTTAAGCTTAGTTAGTTCAGTTCTTCCTTGCGGTGGGGGCTGGTCCCGCCCCTGCCGTTTTTTCCCTTTCCCTAGAATCAAAGTCAACGTAATATTTACACCATGGAGTTATACGACGGTGAGTATGTTTATGTTGCTGGGGAGTGGATAGAGAGGATCCTTTCTGGTTTAGATAGGAGGTACTTAGAGGCTAGGGAGGTTAGAGCTTGGCTAGAAAACCTTTTAGGGCGTGGGATAGGGAGTAAGGAGGCTAAGGTAGTTTGGTGTGAATTAAGGAGCTGTAAGGGTGGTAGTAGGTGGATAGCCTTCCCGATTGAGGCCATAGAGTTATTAGTTTTATACAAAGCAAGCAATGTTAAGTTAAGGATAGCTCTTTTAGGGGCTAAGACTCATCGGGGCAATTTGTTTAATTATAAGTTTAAGGTTTTAGTTAAGCAGTTAAAGGGATCTAAACCATTCACTATTCTTTCTTTAAAATGTCTGAGAGAACTAGGGATACTTTCTCCTTTAGTTACTCCTAAGAATGAGAAGAAGTTTTTTGGTACTAGGTATGTTTTTACTAGAGCTTTGAAGGGGAAAGGAAAGAAGTTAATTAGGGGGCAGCGAGTTAGTTTTTTTGGTTTTGCGGGGAAAGCAGGTAAAAGTATAGTTGACGTTCATTATCCATATTGGTATCATAAGCCCATGAATTACTATGATAAGCTAGTCGATCTAATCTCTATTCAAGGGCGTTTTAGTTTTATTGGTGGTGATGGGCAAGCCCCGAAGTTTGACTCTGAGGAATTTAACTCTGACTCTGGTCTAGGCTCTCATCTTTATGAGATTTTAGAGGACGCGATGAAGCAAGCCTATAAGCTGGGCCATGCTCAAGGGGCCTTAGTTACATTGAATAGCCTGCCCGAGGACGTACAAAATCTATATGATTTTAATAAGGAGTTAGATAACTCTTTGTCCGAGAGATCGTGGGATAAGGTGAAGGGGCAATTACAAGAATGAGCGCAATATCTAAAAAGCTTACTAGGATTAAGACTAAACGAGGGCGCTTTCCTGATGATGGCAATAATGGGATTGGAGTTTTAGACTTATTAGCCCTACCTAAGAATACGCACCTTACCTGTCCCTCGTGTAGTAATGTTTGGTGGAACATAAGCCCAGGCTTATTAGGATTTGATACTGGGTGCTCTGGGTGTGGGTGGGAATCTAAAATTAATATTCATACCAATGCCCCTTCTCATTGCCCTAAATGTGGCTCTAATGAATTTGCAATCATGAAGCTTGGATCTGTTTTAGGGATTGGGTGTAAGCGCTGCTCTTGGCAAACCGAGCAAGATATTAATAACACAACTCCCAGCGGTATAATTTTATCTTAGCAAGGGCGGATAATGACTCCTAAGCTCCATCAAAATACAAAAGCAGTCCTTAGAGCTAAACATGACGAAGCTGTTCCAGCCATCCAGACCACTGCAGTAGCGTTAACCCAATTAGCCGATGCTGTGACAGTCATAGCCGAATTTGTGACTAGTGGCGGGCTTATGGCGGTTCTACAGGGGCAGGCTAGGGCTAATGCTGTTAGCTCTGTCATTACTGGCTTAATTGGTAAGGATGGTCGCGGGGGGCTAGATCCTAGAGTTGTTAATCAAAATGCCTTAGAGACTGCTCATATGGTGGAGGCTTTTTTCGAGGCTTATCAAGAGAAATTAGCCCAGCAAGTTAAGGGCTACGATCCAGAACTTAAAGACGCTGAGTCGGATTTCAATAAGCGCTCATAGAATAGCTATAGTCAATTGAATAAAGACACTTTAATCTAAGCCCCATGGCTTCATTAATTGGTGGATTTAAAGATAAGAAAATAGAAACTCGCTCTAAGGTTGAGCCGTCTACTGTTCAATATATTGGCGAAAACAGACAAGGGCTAGATGTAGTTTCTCAGACTGCGTATAGGCTTATTGGCTCTGATGCGGTTGAGGCTAATTCTACTACTAGCCTTATAGTTGCTACCGCGCATTCTGCTAAAGTTGGCGATGTAGTGAAATTTACCTCCGGAGTCTTAGATACTCGATTCGCTTTTATTCAGGAAACCGCAACTAATTCTATCACCCTATCTCAAACTTTGAATGTTGCCCCTAGTGCGGCTGATACTTTTCAGATTTGGAGGCCGGGGATTCTAGCAGTTAATGATGCCGGGGAAATTCCCGTAACCTTAACCCTCCCCGCTGGGATTTCTACCGCCGCTAATCAAGTAATTGAGCAAGGCTTATTAACTACTATCGATGCTGATACCTCAGTTCTTCAAGCTACTGGCTCCTCATCTCAGCAAATTCAAGGGGCCGATGCTGTAAGCGCTACCCCAACCGCTAAGCCTGTCACCATCGGCATGAAAGAGTTTTTCACTGGAACTGTTCAACACCCTCACTGTATTACTTCCGCTGGCGTTAATTACCAATTAATGATTGTCCCCGATCTGTCGCTCAACTTCCTAGCCTATACATCAACTGGTGAAATTAGGAATCATGGTTTTTCTACTAACGGCTTAGCTTCCGGCTCTAAATATGGCCTAGTAGATTCATCAGGTCGGATTGTAATCAAGAATGGACAGACTTCCAGCGCTGCAACTACTAGCGTTTCCGGTTCAGCTACAAGCGTTACCCTATTAGCATCAAATACTAGCCGAGTTGGGGCCACAATCTTTAATGACTCAACAGCTACGCTTTACCTTAAATTGGGGGCTACGGCTTCCACAACCTCATTTGTTACTAAGCTATACACAGATCAGTATTATGAAGTGCCATTTGGATACACTGGTATTATTGATGGTATTTGGAGTAGTGCGACCGGCTCAGCTCGAATCGTGGAGCTAACCTAATGCCGCTCTATAATTCTAACCTTCAGCTAGTTTGCAATATTGGGAATACCACAACCACTAATATTAAATGCGCTAATCTTGGCCTAGCTGACTCCTCCCCTTCATCCACAATCGTGCTGGCTATGGACTCGACCGGCTCAACGATTAGCGGGGGCTTATCCTCAACTATCAATCATACTGGCCCAACTGTAACGATGCGGGCCATGCTGTTTGAAGCTCAACATGCTGGTAGCTCAGGAACGCAAACCGCTGTTGGTGGTGGATTCACTTCTACTCTGATGACTAAGAATGCTGGAACCGCTACAATGGTTGGCGTTCAAGGCACTGCGAAGCTAGATGCAGCCGTCAGTCATACAGCCAATACAACTAACCTCTATAATAAGTTTGAAGTGCTGGATGATGGGGCAACCATATCAGGCGGAACTATAAACGCTCGATCTCTTTGGGCAGCAAATCCGCCTAGCTTTACAGGGGCAACAACTGTTAGAGCATTAGCCTTCTTATGCTCCGGCGACATGCAGGTAAATAACAATAAAAAGCTTTATTTAGGTGGTCAAGATCTAACCATTTCAAGCACCTATTTTATACGCAACTCATCTACAGCCGACTTAGATCTTTATGTTGATAGCGTTCAGGTTGCTAACTTTGACGATGATCGAATAGCAATAAAAAATGTACCATTGCAATTAGAAGCTATAGCAGCGCCCACTCCCGTTGTCGGTGATATGTGGTACGACTCCACAAAAAAACATTATAGAGATAATCATGACATTGCGGAAGTTGGCCGAGGTGGTCGCGCCTATTCTAGTGTAGCTGACTCATCGGCTATTGCGAATACCAACACCACCACGGATTTTGATGTTTATTACACAATTCCGGCTGATTCTCTCACTACTAGCACTAGCTATAGACTTAAAATTTTTGGGCACTACACAACCTCCGGGACTCCAGGAACCTATAAATTTATTATCTATCTAGGAAGCACCACAATTCTAACCTTTGTAGAATTAAGGCCCACAAAGAACGTATCAAAAAATGGGTGGGTGGTCGAAGCTTTGTTTACAATAAGATCAGATGGGGCAACCGGAACAGTTATGCCAAGCGGCATAGCAAGTATGGCTGATGCTGCTACCTATCAAACGACTGCTATTGCAAGCGCTAATAGTGCAGTAGTGATAGACACGACTATCGATTTAGAGTTGAAACTTAGTTTGAAAATGTCGATAGCCGATCCAAGTAATACATTAACAATGACGCAATATTATTTTGGGATTAACTAACAATGGAACTATCTACAGAAGACACAAGCCTAATCTTAGTGATGCAAAAAATGCAGAAGAAGCTCCAAGAGCTGCAATTTTGGCTCAATAAAAAGTATGAAGAAACATCTTATAATGGCGTGGTAATTATAACTGGCTCACAGACGCATATTGATAACTGTCAAGGCGTGATTGATTCAATCATTGCTGATTTTAAGCCTATGGCGGCGGCTATGAGTAGCGGTAATACAGTCTCAAAGGTTAAGCCAGAAGATCCAGAGGGAGACCCATTGAAAGCGGTGAGTTTATGAGAATTCTGAAAATAGCCGTAGAGCCAGCCATAAAAACTGAAAGGCTGAAGAATTATATCAAATTCATATTAAACTCGAATCCTCACGGTGTTGAATATCAGACCTTACTAGATGGAATTTTAGAGAAAAACCCCGAGTTGAAACAAAATCAAGTAGAGGCTGTTTTGCAGGATTTAATTAGCGCCGGAAAGGTGGAAGAGGAAACAAAGTGATCGGTTGGAGGTGGCCAAACTTTAAGCCCGAGGAGGTTCTGTCACCCGAAGGATTAAAAATGCTCTCGTCTGGCATTCTACTCATTCAATTAGAGTTACTAGACAAACTAGAACTTTTCCGCCAACAATTAGGACAACCCTTATTAGTAAATCATAATGGCTTACAGTATAGGGGATATCGTTCTCCGCATGAAAATTACAACATAGTAAAAGGTGAAAAGTATAGCTTTCATATGCAGGGATTAGCGGCTGATATTAGTTGCCCAAAAATGAGAATTTCTGATTTAAGAAATAAAGCCATGTCTTTTGGTTTCCATGCGGTTGGTTATTATCCAAACAGGCTCTTTATTCATGTAGATTTAAGACCTCGACTAGATAATCACCAAGTTACTTGGACTAGATAATGATTAAGCGACCAGGCGACGAGGATCCAGGGGGTAAGGTTAGTTTGTATAGTTTGCAGCAAGCCTTAACGCACTTAGCCGCAACAGTAGAAAGCCAAACGGTAGCATTATCTAATTTGCCTGATAGGAACTGCGTTAAGGACCTAAGTAATAAGATCCAGTTGTTTATGGACTTTCACGCTAAGAGTTTACCAATGGGATTGGTAATTCTTATGTTTATAACCTTACTGGGGGTGCTATTTGGTAAAGAAGTTATTGAGTATATTTTTAACCATCCTCTTTATCGTCCCGGTTTGTAGCGCTAGCCCCTATAAGGGTTTCTCTAGTTTTGCTGCGCTTAATTCAAAGTTCCCTTGCTCTAATTTTTTGAAGGTTTCTGCTTACGCAAGAAAGCCCGCTATGGTGGTCCTATATGGTTCATTTGGTGATGATTGGCATTGCGTTGAGCGTTTTATTAGGCGCTTTTCTCACCGAAAGCACTTACTACAAATACATATTTATAATGGATCCTGCTTATACTTGCGGCGCTGCTACTCTGGCGAGTTGTTTACTTCATCTACTAAAAAAGTAAACGCGCTATTAGTGAATCAAGACCCTATAGTTATAGATAGAATCAGGCAACGAGTTATTAAAATTTCTGAAAGAGTTGCCACCCTCAAGGCTCCAAAAACTAAGTTAATTCTTACTACCGGACTAGAAGATAGACTCACTAGCGGTGCTTATAAAGTTATGTATTCTATACTAAGGAGCGAATGGCCTTATGATATGGCAAGAAACCCAGTGGGGAAAACTCATAAAAAGTTTTATCCTGCTAATTATATTGAGTTGCACGGGTTGCCCACAAAATTCAGCACAACTCGATGCATCTGGAATGGAGATGGCTTTAACCTTACAGTGCCCGAAACAAGAGCCGCCTTCGACAAATTTAATCAGTGCAAAGTGCTCTATGCATGGACCAAACAATCTCAAGGAATCTTCGGGGGGCCTTTTGTCCCCCCTCTTGAGAGGACTTTTCAGTTGGATCTTGGGGTAGTGAAAAGTTACGCAACAGTGTTAAAAAACTGAAGGAGTGTTATGTTAGAAAAAATATTCTCTCTTATTAAGGGTGGCCCCTTAAATGGATGGAAATCAATAGTTGGCTACGTTGCCGCCAATGTGCTTGCTGGAAGCCCGGTAGCATTAGAAGCGTTAAATAAATATTTAGCTGATCCGAGCTTAGCAAACTTAGCAAATTTAGTTGCTAATTTGCTTTTATTTTATGGCATTGGTCACCAGCTAATTAAAAAAATATAATATGAAAAAGTCCCTAGAGGAGTTAGACGCAATTTTAAAAAATTTATCTTTAGCTTATGAAGAAGTTTTCAAAGAGCCGCTAGATTCAGACGTTATGAATCAGGTTTTTGAGGAATATATAATTAAGTGTAAGAAAGATTTTATTAAAAATAGAATTGATGGCTTAGATCCTCTAGGGGTCAAATATTTATCTAGTCCTCGCGCAGTAGTTCAGTTAGTAGAGCCTAGTGTAGTAGAGAGTAAGAAGCTTGGTAGACCGAAAGTTAGAAAGGGGTAGAGGGCGTCCGGCCTTTGGCGTTGCTATCGCTACTCAAGAAAAGATTATTTCTAAATGGGGATTACTAAAAGAATCTACCGGAGATTCTTCTATAGCAACCGCTAAGACTGCTAGATCTTTTAAGCTTCCCCCGGCAAAGATTGAGGAAATAATTCAGACTTCTAAATTCAAGGATCATTTGGTTGAAATTAAAGAAGAGATCAAGGCGGAAGTCTATCAAGATAAGGTTCCAATCATCGAGCAAATAGTTAGTTTATCATTATGTCAAATAAGAGATTTCCTTTTAGATCTTTCTACTAATGAAGAAAAGAAGAAATGTCTTTCCGTTCGGGATGTTCGCGATTTGTCTGTGATGTCTACTAACCTAAATGAGACTTTGAGATTAGAGTTAGGTAAGTCTACTAAAAATGTAGAAATTACAGAATATTCCTATCATAAAGTTCAAGTGCTTTTAGATGACTTAAGAACAATAGATCCGGTGTTTGATTATCCACAAATAGAGGGTTCAGATGAAAGCCCTGACGCTTGAACAGAGCCAGCAACTAGAGCAACATGCTCAGATAATGACCTCGCTCTATAGTAAGATGAAAGCAGAAGGGCGAGAGCTGCATGATGGTCAAATTCAAGTCGCTAAAGCTTATTTTAACGACAAAAAGAGAATCATTCAATCTCAATGGGGAAGGAATGGGGGAAAGAGTGAAGCCGTTTTATACATTGCTACGGTTAAGGCTCTACTTTATCCAGGATCTAAGATTTATATAATTTGCCCAGAAAGAAAGCAGGGAAAAGAAATTTATTGGTCCTCGGGGAGACTTTGTGGGTACGCCCCAGAAGAGTACATTGCTCAAGAACTTGGCTCAGAGTTACGTTTGATATTTAAAAACGGCTCTTTCATTTGTATTGATGGATGCGAAAACGCGAAAGCCCATAGAGGGGTAAAGCCAGATTTGGTGTTTTATGATGAGTTTCAAGATCATAGTAGAGAATTTGATCTCGAAATTATGCGCCCTAATCTACTAGCTAAAAACTCTAGTTTGATTATTACGGGGACCCCCCCTAGAAACGATTGTTATTATGTCGAGTTTAAAAAACAGCTTTTAGCGGATATAGCCTCCGGGGATACAACAAGGCTTTATTTGCAATTCCCTACATCAATTAATCCCTCTGTTGATAAAGCTGAATTACAGAGAACGATGGACGCTCTTTATAGGGCGGACAATAGCACTATCGTGAAACGAGAGTATTTAGGGGAAGATTGTTTTGGTGGTGAGGGCGTAGTGTTCCCCTTTTGGTCGAAAACGAAGCATGTTCGTTCTCATTCTGTTATTATGTCCTACCTTGAGAGGG